TACCGTACCAGTGTTGGTTCCTGTGACAGTAAAGAAGGCTTGGAAAGTAACAGTACCCTCGTTCCAGCTTTTAGGAAAGATAACTTGAAACTGAGCAAAGTCATCTGCGTCTGCCGCAAAGTCTAGGCACTTTAGTTCTGGGCCGTTAGATAGCTCTACTTGCTCCAGATCAGAGCATCCGTTAGTTGTCTCAGGATACATACCCGCCGCTGGGACATAGATAGTCTCAAGACCTGCAACTTTAACTGCCGCGCCTGAGTCAGTGATTGACCCGCCAACCAGCAAATCGCCAACAACAGATACGTTAGTGGTTCCTGTTGGTACGGTTAATGCCGCCGCATCAGCGTCATTCTTAATGGTGACATCGGACGTTGATCCTTGCCCTGTAAGAATTAAGCCTTCCGCAGCAGTGTAACCAAGCGCCGCGTCATCACCTGCCGCTGTGTCTCCCGTAATGTCGGGGGAGTTTAGTACCGGAGTTGTTAGCGTCTTGTTTGTAAGGGTTTGTGTCGCCGCAATACCCGCCAGAGTATCCGTAGATGCTGGTAGAGTAAGTGTTACATTACCTGAGAACGAAGAGTGCGCTGGAGCCTGAATTTGAGCGTAGTGCGCGTTGCTAGATTCACAGTAGAACTTAATTGTGGACTGCGTACCGCCATTCTTTAGGGCTATATCTCCCTGAGATATGACCACACCGTTGGTTGATCCTCCCGCTACACCCAAAGTACCTGCAAGAGTTGTGTTTACCGTTCCGGTTGGAATCTGTAAAACAGCGGCATCCGCATCGTTCTTAATAGTGACATCGTTGGTAGAGCCCTGACCTGTAAGGATCAATCCTTCTGCGGCGGTAAAGCCTAGCGCGGCACCGTCTCCAGCGGCGGTGTCACCCGTTGCTTTTAAAGTACCCGCGGCGACTAAGTCTCCCGCAACTGTTACGTTTACCGTACCAGTTGGAATCTCAAGAACATCTGCGTCAGCATCGTTCTTAATAGTTACGTCATTGGTAGAACCCTGACCTGTAAGGATAAGACCTTCAGCGGCGGTAAAGCCTATCGCGGCGGAATCACCTGCCGAAGTATCTCCGTCCGGAGTAAACGTAGCCGCAGTTAAGTCTCCAACAACATCCACAGCACCTGCAAAATTTACAGTAGTTGTTCCCGTAGGAATCTCAATTACATCTGCGTCTGCGTCATTCTTGATGGTTACATCATTCGTAGAGCCTTGTCCGGTTAGAATAAGACCTTCTGCTGCGGTATAACCCATTGCCGCGTTATCGCCAGCGGCAGTGTCTCCGGTAGCTTCGACAGTTGACCCTGTAATTACTCCAGAGGCCGTAAAGGTTGTACCGTTTAAAGTTGTCGCAGTAAGCGCAGTAACCGCTAAGTCAGCGTTTACGTCAGTAACGGTGGCACCTGAACCGCCGCCATTAAATTTAAGGACATAATCTTTTCCAGCCAACAATTCAAAATCATTGCTGGCGTTATATGTGCCTTGAAAAATAAGAATAGAGCGCGAGCCTGAAAGGCTGTTACGTAAGTAAACCACCTTTTCAGCATCGTTTGGCGTTAAAGCAACGTAGACCGTACCGCCGATATCTCCGCCATCAATAAACTCAATGTATTTGTTACGTCCATTAGAAACAGTACCGTCTGTAATAGGCAAAGCGTTTGGGGAACCTGTTGAACCTGTAGCAGACAATGTAACAGAAATAATGCCGTCAACCGCTTGATCGACTATGTCCATATTGGTGTTTACAGTGTTTCCCCAAGTACCAGACTGTTCCCCCGTACCGGGCTTTTCAAGCCCTAAAAAAGTTGTATATGTACTAGCCATTTTGATTCATCCTCAAGCTGATTTAGCTAAAATTATTTAATTTACTACCATTTCTGTCCAAGTTGCTGTTTCGGCGGGAGCTATACGCCCCCATACCAATACACTACCAAATCCGGAGGTGGCAAGAAGCCCCGTGACATTTGTTGATACGCCCGTGCCTACTTCTACCGTTACTCCGTTTACTCGCGCTGTCGCAACTTGTCCTACCGGCGCGGCCTGTATCTCAAAAATTACTGTGACACCGCCAACTGCGCCATTAGCACTAAAAGCCGTGTCTGTTGCCTGTTCACCCCAAGAACCAGAGTTCCAGCTTTGAATAGATGAGTTCCATCCATCAAAGGCAACCCTATCGTTTAGTTGGTTACTACCGTAACTAAACTGGCTCCAAGCATTTTGCGACCAAGCCATTACGCAATTCGTATGATAGCGTTACTAGCGTCAGCCGCTGGCATCACGATCACAAAGTCTCCAGAAGATGACGATTTATCGGCTCCAAAATCTAACACAAGAACGGACTTATCGCCTTGCGTATCATTATAAATCAAAGCCCCTCTAGCCGTAATCGTGCTACTGGTAAACGTAACGTCCGAAAAATCACAGAAAGCGGTGGTTCCTGAACTGGTAGGAGTTACGCTAGTTAGTGCCGCCCCGCCAGTAGTGTATCCGTTGCCATTAGCGACTTCGTTTGAAGTGGTATAAGCCGTTGTGGCCGCGTTCAAAGTGGCGCTGTTTGTGTACATAGCCAGTTTAAAAGCATTTCCGCTACTGTTAGTAAAGTTATGAGTACCCGTTAAAAGCTCTGTTTTAAAGCTTGTACACATAAAGTTTCCGTTAAAAGCCATTATAATCTCCTGATTAATTCAGCAAGTTGCGGTTGTCCCGCGTTGTTTAGTTCGTTAAAAACGGTTGTTCTGTCGCTTTTAACCGCTTCTCGCAAATAAAAAGTGACCACTGCCTTTACTTGATCTCTAAATGCTAAAGCCTGCCCTTTAATAGCCGGTGGAGCGTCATCTGAGATATTTATAATGTGATTTACACATCTTTCGGCAATTTCTTCCGGGGTAAACCCTCGGTTAGACGACGTTTGGACCGTAATCCCAAAGTCTTCGCTCATAACTACGGGGTTTGTAATCATTGCTTCGCCCTTATAACCATTCCAGTTCGGTACTCGTCTGTAACTTCTTTAGCTTCACCAAACATCTTTAAGGAAGTTAACGCCTCGGTGAATCTTTTCTGGTATTCTTGCACCATATCTGCTTCACCCTTCATATAAGTATAGCATTCTACTAAACTTCCATATAGTAAGGCTACCTCTGCATTTATACTCAGCCAAGTGGTTCCCGAATCCGCGCCCGCAGTCAAACTATCCGGTCTATAGAAGTAATGAAGTTCCACAAAATAATTCGTGTCAGGAGTGGGACCAACAATAAAGTTAGTAACGTCAAACATCGCATAACACTTAGGCGCACCGGTGACCGTAAGAGTAGGGTTATAAGCTTGAACAAAATCTACGTCACGGTAGTCCAAAAAAGTTTTTTCAGTAGTGTCTGAAAAAGAACCGTCCGCTAGTGGAGGCTGTACGGTAAAAGAAAATGGCGCTAAAAAGTCCTCCGGTAAGTTAATGTACGGGTTACCTTGAGTTAAAGCCGCTTGAGCATTTTTTCTAAACAATGATAACTGGACATTCTTTAAAATGCGCTCTTCGGCTTGACGTATAAAAAGTGGAAGATTAGAGACAAAGCTTGTCTCATCGTTTTCTGTGTAGTCTTGTAGCGCCGTCTTTAGCTGTGCGTATGTAAAGCTCATACCGTTACCTTAACCTGTCCTACACCGCCCGTTGCTCTCAACGGATTTGGTGTTAAATTTTCATTTCCCCTAAAGCCAACTGGGTCAAAACCGTATTGTATATTACGCTGGGACTCTAAGTTTGTTTCGGGTCTAGCGTTCTGCAAAGCTTCCGGATCAACGGCTTTCTTAAAAGGCCCTAGTTGAGGCTGTTTAGCCTCAAACTCATCCTTACCAACTAAAGAGCCATTCCACTCTTTACGCATATCTTTATAGCGATACCGCATTCCAGATCGATCTGAGATAGCGTAAGCGTTTTTACCTGAAGCATACTTAGCCATTTTTAAGACCTAAAGTACATGTAGCTTGGGGTAATGTTAAAAGAAGCGCGATCACGGTCTTCCATCATGGCGCGATCAAACTCTTCCTCATAAATAGTCTTTAGCAACTGTACCTTATTTGGCGCTCTTTTTACCGAGAGGTAGTAAGCCAGACCTGCCGCTAAACAAGGGTAGAAACGGAAAGGTATTTCTAAGGTGTTTGTAGGAGTGTCGGCATCTTGTATTCGAGTTAAACGAGTAAATTTTATGACATCGGTGTTATTTTCGGGGACCGGCCAAATTTTTAAAGTAGGTGTTACTAACCGATCAATAAAATATTGGTTAGCTCTTCCAGTTGTAGCCTTATTGGGGATACTAAAAAAGCCATCTCTGCTTAAACGAGCAACACTAAAGTCAGTTGCAGATCGAGTGACCACCACAGACAACAAATCAATAGTAGAGTTTACGTTGGAAAAGTCTACGACTGCCGATACAGTGGACGCTGTACTGCTAGTTCCGCCAGTAATTGTTTCACTAAGGCTGAAAGTACCTTCTGGTATTGTAATGGCTAGACTTGTGGCCGACGGAACGCTTGTTACGGTAGCTGTTGCTCCGCTAGTTCCGCCAGTAATTGTTTCGGCAACGGTATATCCCGTGGAAGACGCTACTGAAATAGTTAACGTGCCCGCAGGATAAACACCTACCCCTGTTGCCAGAGGAATGGTAATTTCTTCAATAGTCCACGCATTTAAACCTCGGTTGGCCCACTCGGCTAACATAATGTTTAAAGATCGTTTTGCTGTTTTGAGATCATAACCTGTACGAACCTCTAAGCCGCAACGCTCAAACGCTTCTTCAATATATTCGGTAACGTCTAGCTCAAAATTAGTGCTGTTAGAGGTTGCCATGTTTAATTATCCTCGTTATTCTCCGTCACTGTCTGAATATAAATTATCAAAAACAATAGACGGGTCTGTATAACTTTCATGCCCTTCAGCCGAATGAACACGCTGATTTGGGCAAAAATCCGGTGCGCCCTGCCCTGTCTTCCACAAAGCTGGGCTAGTTGCCCGAACTCGGTTGTTTGGTAATGCCACTATATTACCATACCAAGGACCGGGTTCTGTAATATACATCACATGACTCTGTTTATGCTGTGCGGGATCATCCGCTATGTGGTGATCGGTATAATCCACAGTAAACATGTAGCGAGCAGAGTAAAACTCGTGGTCTATCTTAGCTATCCAAGGACTGCTACTAACGCGGTCCATAGTAATCACAGAATGATCCCGGGACTCGCAATCCCACGGTTGCGCCAAATGATCGGCCATTTCTTCAGGCCATTCTGGCATTACAATATCGGCAACCAACGCCTGTAGGGGCATCCTAGCCCACATTGCGCCCCCATGAACGTCATCTATTTCTTCGTCATCGTTCTCACACCCTGTAAAAACAACTTGAAAGCTTAAAGATCGGTCTGGAATAGTATTTACGGCAATAGCAAGTGCATGTAAATACTCGCCTTGATAACGCAAATGGTTACAAGTGTATTCTTTCCTAACCCAGCACTTAAAGTGCGGAATGTTACTAATTAGGTAAGACACTACGTCTTTACAACTTTGTAACCTTTATCTTTCAAGAACGACCGCGCTTGTGCAACAGTCATACCTGACTCTTTCTTTTTAGCTTTAGATTTAACAGCACCGCCGCTTTTCATGTACTTAGCTGTTTTATTCTTAACAGCACCACCGCTCTTCATGTACTTAGTTGATCCACGCATAGCTACACCTCGTTAAAGTTTTACAACAGAACCTTGGGTTCTTTTTCTACGATTAGACATAACAACACCACAACCTCTTGCAATCACGCCGCCTTTACTCATTTTCTGCACTTCTGCCGCTTTAGTGTTTTTCACAACTTTTTTCTTAGAAGCCTTCTTTTTCCGCGCAGTTGCCGCTCGCTCTGATTTTGACAAAGACTGAGCTTTACTACGGGGCAAGCATCTGTCCGGGTTTTTAGTGTCTTTAGAAGTCCCGCAAGACCCTTTAATGTTACCATCAGACCCTATTCTAACCCAGTCTTGGTCAACCCACTTCTTTAAATCACCCACAAGATGTTCTCACTTCTTTTTAGCTTTCTTTTTAGCAAAGCTTTTACTCTGGTCTTTTTTTATTTTTTCCAAAGCTCTTGCTTGAGCGGCATGAGTTTTAGAAGCTTTTTTTAAGCCAGCAATGACTTTATCTAAATCTTTTATGTAATTAGACATCTTAACGTCCTTTCCTTTTCCCGCCCTTAGACTTCTTGGCGTAATTAGGGTCTTTGCAGTATTTAGAAGCCGCTAAATTAGCGTAGGCCGAGGGATACGTGTCAAAAGTACGCTTTGCCCAAGCTTTACCCTCTGGGCAAATCTTTCCCCCAGACTTCTTTTTTACCGATCCGCCTTTTTTCATGCGGATAACGGCACATTTGTTTGATTTGGGCGATCCTGCGCCTAAGTTAACTGCGCTTACCATGCTTTACAACTCCAGTAACGCGCTGAAAACTTGTCTTTCGCGGTGTCGCACTTATGCCGCGCTCGAAAGTTACTTCTTCGAGCGGGCTGGTCTTTTTTAATAGACATGTTGGGATCACCAAACCTAACTAATTTGATTTCAGAGCCTTTTTTAGCTAAAACGGCGCTTTTCTTAGCTTTCCCGGGGGTTTTTTTGGGCTTATTAAAGCCCGAAAAAGTTTCACCCCGGTACTTTATCCTTCCGGAGGGGGTTCTAGTTACGTTTTTTGTCGTAGCCATAAAACATCCTTTCCACTAAAGCTTTAGCTATAGAAAACAGTGGCAGACGTACAAGCTGTGAACAAAGATATGTATATATCAGTAACTCTTATACCTTCATCCGGTATATTGACAGAGTGTGTGTCTGAAGCATCTAGGTTCATGTCTAACACAGTTGAACCCCCGTTACCGTCAGTAAAAGTGATGCGGGGCGTTCCAGTTGTTGTCTTAATTTGAACTTGACGAATACGCGCTGGCCCAACACCGGCAGAGCCGGTGGCAGTCAAGCGTTTCGACCTTACATCAGAACCAGCCATGAGGAACTCCTTCTTTATTAAGCGTCAGCAAATGGAGTAACAAGAGTGCCAGAACCTAAGATGATTCCGGAAACAACATATTTAGCCGTTGCCGCCGCAGTAGCTGTAACAACAGAACCGGCCAGACCGCCTTTAGTACTGCCGTTCATAGTAATAACGTCGTTAGAAGCAGCCGATATAAAAGTTTTTCCTGTGGCATTGGTTACGCCTGTATAAAGACCACCAACGAACTTATCCGTACCGTCCGTCAAAATGTCCATATCAGTCGCCGCAGTGCTTACCATAAAGGTAAAAGTAGAACCGATATTGTCAGAAGTAATAGTAGGCAGGGTAAATTTACCGTCTGCATCAGCGGTATTTAGTACGCGACCAGCGTGGTCGTTTACTGTGATAGAGGTGTCCGCAGAAAGAGTTACTGCACCTTGGTTAATAAAACCGTTGTTAGATTTTACTGGTCCAGAAAAAGTGGTTAAAGCCATAATAGAATTCTCACATGTGAGTTAAAGCAAATCTGTCTACATGTCGTCAGTCGGGGCTGTCAGATTCACCGGATTGTTTCCCGATATAAGAGAACATAGCATTGTATGCCGCTATCTGTCAATTCAAACAAAAAAAAAGGGGCGGCAATTGCCACCCCCTTTCATAACAACATAGGCTTACGCCGCGCCGGGAGTACCGAACACAGAGCGCCAATCAGATACGCCGAAGCTGTATCTTTCACGGGCTTTAAAGCGCATATTGCCGGTGTCAAAGTCTCCTTCCATTGCCGTCTTAATAGGCGAACGGTTGAAGTATTTGAAGCCGTTTGGAGCATCAGTCTTGATAAAGTATGCATCTGAATCAGTCAGGAAGTGGTTAACCACTGCGCCTTCCGGCAACATTCCCATATTCTTCATTGCATTGTTATCATTGTCTGCGGTACCACTGCGGAGGTTAGAGTTGATTACTCGCTCTGCAATAAATTGCAGTTCTTTCGGAATAATCAGCTTCATGCCACGTACAGCGATCTTCAGACCACGCTCATCCGTCAGACCAGCAATGTCAATCAGCATTTGCTCAAGAGAAGTCTCGTTGAGGTCAGCCGCAGTAGCCAGAAGGTTAGTCTGGTTACCTGACAGAGATGGGTGAGAAGCAGAACACAGAGCCGCACCGTCGCCAATCGCACTAGCACCTGTCGAGAACGCATTGTTCAAGATAGAAGCCGCTTTGATTTGCTTGGTTTGAGCCATGGAACGTGCCAGAGCTTTGGTATAGCGTGATGCTAGTCGATCATACAGATTATCTTCAATTGCTTCTTCAGTAATTGAGAAAGCAAGTGCGATAGTCTCGTGAGAGTAACGTGCAGTATAAGTCTCTTGTGCATCGTCAAAACTGACGTTACCGCCTTCGTTTTTAACAGGTGCAGTTGAGAAACCACCTAGCATTACTTCTTCTTCAAAAGCGCGGTCCGAAGACTCCTCTTCAAAGATTTCAGAATGCTCGTTCTCATAACGGTCGTATTCCAAGCCGAACAAGGCATTAAGGCCGGGTTCAAGCTCTTTCGCTAGTTGTGCGCGAGAAATAGCCATGGTATATCCCCCTTAAATGCCTAGTGATGTCGCAGTAGTCTGCGAATCAAAACGGCTAGTAGGTGAGTTGAAATGAGCATTGATGCGAACAAGCATCGGCAGACCAGCCGCAGTAACGTCTTCGTTACCCGCATCGTCCATAATACCCACAATTCTTAACGGCAGGGTAGCCGTAGTTGCAATAGTGCTTACACCCAACTGAGAGTTGGAAACACCAGTATTTGAGTCGCCCGTTCTAGCAGAGGTTCCCAGACTAGCATTAGCAAAAACAGCCGCTTGTGCAGTGGCAGTATTTGTCAGTGTTGCGTCTGAAGACACTTTGAAGATTTGCATGGGGTCATCCGCAACAAAAGCTTTAACTTTGTGGTTAGTATCTACACTCACAGAGTTAGAACCGGGCCAGTAATTAAGAAAGGTCGGCTTCTTTGTTACGCTATCAACGTATTCTACGCCCATCAGTACACCTAACGCTTGTGTGGTTCCACCGTCGGTAGCACCAGCGAAGGCAATAACGCCTGCCGCTAAAGGTACAACCAAACCATATTGGTAGATAGCGTTAGTGTTGTCGCTTGCGATTTCATACTGGGTTACACCAGTAGAGTTAGCACCGCTTCCGACTAGACCAACAGGACGAAGACCATAGGCAGTATTTGAATTTGCCATATCAGTTTTCTCCTAAAAAGTAAACGGCTATCACTTTCGTGAGCCGCCAAAAGTTACACGAGATTGACGATCCGGTTTTGAAATCGCCATGGATGAATGTGCGTTCTCTCGCAACATATCTGAATCAACTGCTTCCATCTGATCGCGGTTTCTGCCATTAAAGTAGGCAGTTCGCTCGGCAATAGTTTCTTCGGGGATACGTGCAAGAAGTAGTCCGCCTACTCCAAAAACACCTTCGTATTTACCTGTATCAACAACGGGGGACTCGAAATCGGGGTATTCGTCCTTACGGACCAACTCCCAACCTTCCCTCATTTTAGCACTGACGTTCTTGCTATCGTTAAATCCTCTGGTTTCAGCACGAATCCAACGATGCTTAAATCCGTCAGGGGCAGGTGGTGCCTCTAACATTGACGGGGGAGCCCAAGGCTTACGCACTGCCTTTTTGCCCCTTTCTGTACTAGCGCGAGAAGCCCTTTTGATGGGTGCATCAAACTTTTCTGTATTATCACTCATTTTATGTCTCCTTCACGTATTTCGCGTATTCTTCAAGCGGCACACCCAATTTTTTTGCTATCGCAATTTGGCTCGGGGTGAGTCGAACCTGTCTTTTCCCACTGCGCCCTGTAGTTTGTCTAGAAGCAGATGCCACCGTCTGGGCGTTACGGTTTCTCTGTTTACCAAATTTATGAGGGAATTCTCCCTTAATTCTTTGATCTAATTCAGTATAGTACTCATCTGACTTAGGGTCAAACTGTTCTTCTTCAACAAGTCGCTTGTGAATTCCAAACGCGGCATAAGTCATAGCCTCGTCTTGACCAAACCAATCGTTCTTTGCCGCCCAATCTTCCGCCTTTGGGTCAGGACGTTTAGGTTGAGGCTGCTGTTGCGGCATAGGCGCTTGCAGTTGAGCCTGTTGTTGCGCGGCAACTTGACGTTGATAACGCTCTTGCTGAATACGAGCCTGTTGAGCCCGGTCATTTTCTATCGCTAAACCTGTTAAAGCTTTCTGAGCTTCAACTGCGGCTCTAGTATCACCTATCTCCATAGCACGAGATAAGGCTTCTTCTGCCGCGGCAGATTGAGAGTTAACACGTGTAGAGTACTCATTAACGTACTGAGTGTCTAAGTTAGACATCCTAGTCTTTATCGTGTCTGCTTCTTCTTTAACTTTTTTAGCGTAACTAAGGGCCTCGTTTTCACGCCGCTCCGCCTCACGCATTTTCTTAGTAAGTCGATCTATACGCTTTTGCGTAGAAGTGTCGGCTTTCTGAAACTGGTCTTCGCTAGATTCGGTGTTGTCTTCGGTACCATCCTCAACGCTTACTTCAATTTCTACGTCTTCTACCTCAGATACATCTAGCTCTACTGTATTTTCTTTACTCATATTCTACTCCTTAAAAATGCAAAACGTCTTCGGGGCTGAGAATTTTAGCTAAAACTTCGTCATCGTTAAGAATCCGAACTTCGCCCCCATCAAT